GACCCATAGCACCAAGTTCTTGGCAGTCAGAAAGAATGCCAGCAACAACCATTTCAAGTCCAGACAGGCGAGCCGTCAAGGACTCCATGTATTCCTCGCGAATGTCCTCAGTAGACATTCCGTACATTGCCATTTCTTTATCAGTCATAGATTCTCCGTATCAGTCACTACAGATACAAGTATAGCACAATGGGAGAACATGTCAAGGGATATCCACAATGTTGCGAAAAAACAACAAATTTAAGGGATTTTGGGGTAAAAACTACAGTAAATGTGAACTTTGGTTCACAATTGAAATATTAGATTACGCTTCTGATAGCATCCATAATTTTCTTTTTCAGATTCAACTCTTCACAAGAATTCGGATATAGTTTGCCGGTTATAGGAGTAATGTCGCCTCTATTCAATTGAAGATCAAATCCATCTCCGTTTTTTATACTGCATCTGATTATAGTATTGTTGTCAATAACAAACGCTCCGTCATTTTTGATTACAATCAATATATCAGCAACTTCACTTAGTTCTAATGTAGATTTTTTATTGGTGCCGTTACTGTTGTTAAGTTTTATATTGAAATTTTTATTTAAATTTCCTTTTTTACCATACATACTTCCAGACAAACCACTTTTTAATTCTACAGTTAGGTTATATTTTTTCCAAAAAAAATCTTTGAATAAATCTCCAACATAAGTTAGTCCATCTTTTCCACTATACTTTTCTACAACCAATTCTATAACTAAACCTTTGATGAATCTCCATTGTCTATTATTCAAGTCTTCTAACTTATTTCCTTTATCTATGATTTTATTCCAATCAAACTTTCTAAGATCATCTATAACATCTTGAGATAAAGGTGAAGTATTATGGTTTGTAGAATACGAATATAGGCTCATACTTTAACCACATTCCGTTGACCTTGCAAAAGTTTTTTGCTTTGGGTAGTCCAGTATCAGGATCAATGCGATTGCCGCCTGGCATCTGCGCCAGCGACATTTTCAATACGCCTTTGTACTCCATACCTAACTCTTCAAGAATATCTCTACTGTCCTTTTCAAGCGGTAGCATATCTGCACCAAATTTCGCATCTGCAATATTCCATAGCAGATAACGATCATTGCGTAGCCACTCAACCGCAGTCTTTAATGTTGGGCGTAGAAAGCCTTCGCGCCATGCATCATAGCCAGTAAACTTTTTATATGATTGTGTAGGGTCTTCACTATACGCTTCCTTAGCAAAGTAAGGTGGCGATGTGAACACCATATCTAACTTGCCTTTGTACTTACAAAATCGCTCATCGGATCCGATAACTTCTGAACCCAATTGATATATGTCGAAAGTATGGGCGCTTTGGAACAATACTCCAGAGTTCTTGGCGGCATTATAGAAATTAGCCAAATCGGCATACTTAGTAGAACCACCATCAATGCTGTGATCGGTATTAGGATCAGTACCAACATAATGCAAAGGGGTGCTAGTGCGAGTAGACATAGCACCGAGAATACGACCGCCCCAACCACTAGAAGGATCGTAAACCACAATTCTGTCTTGGTTCTTAATGTGCTTAGTAAATTTTTCATAAAGGTACTTTGCTGTAAGTGGAGGAAAGTTAACTGCGTATTGACACCATGATACTCGGAATGCTTTGAAGCCAAGAGGAAAAATCTTCTGTCCCATCTTGTACATACGAATGCGATACTTTGATTGTTTCGCCTGAATGTTCTTTGTAGTATGCTCTGCACACAAAGACAAGTCTGCAATCTCTAGATACTTTGCATTCTTCAAGTCTTCGTTATAACCAGTATACTCTTCTTCTTCGTCACGCGATTCTATCCAATAATCATAGCCATACTCGCGCAAGTTGTTTTGTTCAAAATACTGAACAAATTCATCCCCAGTCTTGAATTTCTTTTGATGACTACCAACCTCAACTACTTCGCCTACTCTGATAGTGTTTGAATAGTGATAGAACGAATCACGCTTGTAATGTCTTCGCGCATACTTCAAAGTCTTTTCAAGTAAATCATCACGAACAAAGTGATCGTAGATAGACAATCCATCATCGTTCTTAGTATAGTTAATCCGTGTCTTCATCATGGTAGGAAACCATTGATTTGCGGCATTGCCAACTACACTAGTATTTCGAATTACATCTTTTTCTCCGGTAAGTTCGTCTGTTTGTTCAAATTCATGAACAGAAAAGCCGTACATTTCCCTAAATTGTTTTCGAATCTCGTTCTCATCCCAACCAACCCGCGGAGGCTGACCAAGAGTATCCCACGCATAGACAACCGCTTTACGGAGGTCAATAAACCATTGTCTGAATTCATCATCAGTCATCCTTTGAATTTCTTCAAACGACTTGTTTGTATCATGATTCAACAACCAATCGTTTCGTTCATAAAAATGTTTAGTCATTTCTTCTTTTTTCTCTCTCTGTGCCACTCACGCACCATTTTTCTTTTATATTCGTCAAAGGTCATGTGAATAACGGAATCGCTTTTTGCCCATTGTTCTCTCCATTTACTAATGAGTTTTAAAGAAGGTCTGGGTACTCTTTTAATTCCTCGATTAATATCTTTAGATATATCGTTATGAACATTAACACCTTCGGCTTTGCTATTCTTCATGAGTTTCTCTTCCACACTCAAATGCGGCTTGAAGCCATTCAATCATTCGTTCGCGTTTAATGTAGTCTAACGCTTGAAACTCATCATAAAATCTTTCGCCTCTAGTAGCATAATTTTCTATCTCATCAAAATAATCTTTGAAAGTAGAATACTTGTAATCATATTTCATTTAATTTGCCTTATCGATAAGCCGCATTTATTTAGGAAATCTATTCCGTCATTGTTGCGATATGCTTCGCCATAAAAAACTTCTTTAATGCCAGATTGATATATCATTTTAGCACATTCTACACATGGGGCGCAAGTGATAAACATACTTGCGCCGTAACCACTTTCAGAAGACCTAGCAAGTTTTGCAATTGCGTTTGATTCTGCATGGAGAACTTCCGGCTTTGTTTTTAGTCCGTAGCGAACATTTCTTTGAGCACCTTCGTGCCAACCTTCGTAGGGATATTGTGCATCGAACTCTTCTGGATTTATCCAGCCACCTGCGCCATTATCCCATACCTTATCTTCACAATCGTTATCCCAACCCGCTGGCATACCGTTGTAGCCAATGGAAATGATTCTATCATCTTTAACTATGACTGCACCAACCTTTTTTCTAACTGCACTACTATGCTCTGCGAATAGTCTAGCAGTTTTCATATAAGTGCCTAGGTATTTTTCTTTTATCATAGCGAATTCAAATCTTCGTCAGTAATTGTGTATGTGCCAGTATGTTGTACCGAGATAGATGCTAACTTGTTTGCGAATGGTAATGCATTTTCAATTGAACCTGTAAACAGATAGAATACTGCAAGTGCCGCAAGATGCACATCGCCTGCGCCAGTTACATCATGCACTTCAACTTTTTTAGTTGGATACATTTTACCATCATATAGTGTGCCTTCAGAACCTTTAGTTACAATGAGATAGCGAGAACTCGGTAATGTTTGTGCGCTACGATGTTCTAAATCGTTAATCTTGACATAGCAACCATTAAACTCTTCTAAGTCTGTCTTCTTAGTGTCAATGAAGATTGGACCCCTAAACAAATTACGCACTTCGCGAATTGTTTCGGGTGAAACACAGCCTTTGTTGTAGTCTGAAATTACAATCGCATCATATGTTTCTGGAATAAGAGTAGCAAATTCAATTGGTTCACTTTTGTGATCTTCATCAACTCTCAGTAATTGATAACCACTCTTCGTGTCAATGAATCTTGTTTTGTATGAAAGTGGTCCACTTAGTTGTTGTACATCACAATGTAATGCTTTTAAATTTTCATACACATTGCTTGCCATTCCAGGACGCGATTCTTCCTTACCAGACAATTTTAAAACTGGTACAGGAGATTCTGGAGAGATTCTGTCTACAGTTCCATAAACATATTTGTCAATGCAAGCGTCACCGATTAGCAATATCTTGTATCTTTCTCGTTGAAGAGTATCCACCAAATCTTTCATAAAATATAACCTCTTTACAATATTTTTTAGACAGTTGACTTGTCTCTCTATGATCACTACCCTTAACGATAATGTCTGGCTTGTATGCTTCCATGATGTGAATCAAATCCATATCACTATCAAAAACTAAAACTTCATCAACACACTTCAAGTTTGCTAAGAATGTTTTTCGTTCGTACAAATTATTAATAGGGCGACTCTCGCCCTTCAGTTCTTTAATTCGTCTGTCTGTATCTATTGCAACGCAAAGATGATCACCTAGGCTTCTTGCGTAATTTAGAAGCCGTAGGTGACCGAGATGCAAAACATCAAATGAACCATTAACGAATATTCTCTTTTTGACTATCACCTGCCATCACCCTATAGTTGTCTTCCACCGAATCAGGTGTGCTTACTTCAATTATACTACCTTTCTCGACACAAATCAAGCGGTGAGGCAACAATGGCGGGTTATGCCATGTGTCGCCAACCTCAAGATACTTGTCTTTTAATTGTGCGTTAGTAGTATCAATGTACTGAACAATAAATCTACCACTCAATACATACCATGTTTCATCTTTGACGGCATGAAAGTGCATGGAGAATTTTGCACCTTCGTTAAAGTTCAAAAACTTTCCACAATACTTATCATTGGTGCAGAAAATTAATTCGCTACCCCATCCTTTAGAAACCTCACCATTAAGTCTCGTCATATAATTCTCTCTGTTCAAACTTCTTTTCTTGAATTGTTTTTTCTTTAAATGTTTTTCTTGGATTTGCACACATCACGCAACCTGGTATACCACAATTTGTAGCGTGATGTTTTACATATCGATGCGCTTCGATTACTGGTAACTTAAACGCTTTTGCAATCTTAACCTGTTTACGAATAGCGTTTTCATCTCTCATGATACGCTTGCCATGTTTTTCTTTATCTCTTTCGTTACTCATTTAGTCTCTCCTTAATTGAAAACTAGGCTACATTCCAGATTAATGCTCCTTTCTTTCCATTGGCGATTACAAAATCCCACACCTTTGCATCATAGTACGGCTCTGAAGGATATGGGGGCATTCGATCAGGTTCTACTTTCTGATCATACGCATAAGATGAACGCATCGTGATAGCACGACCTTTTTCATAATCACTCATTTTATGTCCTACTTCTACCGCATATGCAGGTACAGTAGGAAATGCTAATTGCAACCCGCGGTTGAGAGTACCGCTTGATGCTACAGTCCAAATTTCTGTTGGTTTGATTTTTAAGTTTCGTGCTACTTTGACGATTGATGCAAGCACAGTTGGGTGTTCAAGACCAAGAGGCAATAATCTACGATTCTTCGCATCTTCTTCGTAGTAGTTTCTTGCTTTCGCTTTTGTTACATTCAACATACCATTCGCTACCCAATGAATTGTTCCGCCCATGTCTAAGACTTGTTGTTGATGCCAAGTTGGCTCTTTACGCTTAGCCATGAAGAAGGTTGCTTTCTTTCCATATTTATTACAAACATGTGTTAAAGAAATTGGTCCCCACCCTACTTTGTTTGCGCCGCCGAAAACCCATTCATCACCTTCTGTTGTGACAAGATAATCGATGAATCTTGCTTTGCTACCATAGCCTAATTTATCGTCACGCACAACATGAAAGCCATTGTATTCTTCCACAACGGGCGGTGGATATGGGTCTTCCCATCCTTTTATTGTATCAAGTAATTCTTCAGTTGACAAGTTTATCATGTAGTTTTTTCTCGGTAATAATGTCTACGACAAGATGAATGCGCTCTTCGTCTCCACCATTGACAGCCATGTGAGGTTTACGGGTATCTAAGAACCAGCATTCACCAGTTTTCATATGCACCTTTTGTGGTGAGCCTTTTGTATCCCATACAGTAAATAACATATTAGGATTTGTTTTGATCGGAAAGTGAAGCCGTGCAAGTTTTTCTAACGACCCACCGGAATCAGGATCAACCTGATCGGTGTGTCTTGAAAGTTCACCACCAGCAGGTTTCAATCGCATGAATCGTACTCGGTGAACAGTCTCGCCATAAGGGCGAATCAATTCTCGTACTTCAGGAAATAAATCAAACAAAGGTGTATCTTGTAGATAAAATTCTTTGTCTTTATTTTCTTCTTTCCATGCATCATTCATTTCAATTGGTTTTGTAATGAATGATGGGTCTGATGTATAGCCGCGCAACGACAATGCGCCCCATGACTTGTCTTTGTTGTAGTTGCTATAGTGGTTCGTGAAACTAGGCAACTCAGTAAGTTTGTTATGAATTGATTCAATCAATGCGCTATCAATGTTTTCTACTTTTTTAATTGATAGATATTCTGCTGGATCAACTTTAGGAAACACTCTTTGCTTACCGCGATAATAAATTGCGTAAACTTCGCCATATGTTGTAATCTTAGGACCAACATAACAAAAACCAGATTCTTCTGCTAACTTGCAATGATCTTTATTCTCAGCCCATACGATTAGCCAAACATCTTTTAAAGGTAGTCCAAAAACATTTGTTACAGGTTCAAGACATTTTTTAAGTGTACTCAAATTTCCTGATAACTTGCTAACTGTCATGTCGCCTTTTTGTTTCTTTGCGATAACAGTATCACCATGCATGGTAATGTTTGATGCAGACTTTGATTCAGCCACTTCAAGCATTGCATCGTCAAGAATCTCTAATGTTCCTTTGTGCAATGATTCGGCAATGTTATTCTTTTTAAATTTTGCAAAAGGAGAAAGCGTGTACTGATTATAATCATCGTACTTCTTTTCTAACTCCTTGAGGTAGTCTAGTTCGTATCCGTGTTGCCAATCTTTCATTTTTTAACCTTATTGACTCTGCGCTGAAGAATCATTCTTTTGCGTTTTGATCTTTCTACTTCAAAAGATGAAGCAACTTGCGTAAACACTTTACCTTCAAGGTGATCATACTCATGCAATGCAACTCGCGCACTCATACCAATAAAGGTAGAAGTGTCTGTAATGTTTTCCCATGTTTGATAGCGCACACGAATTGAATCTGGTCGTTTCACACTCAAGAACAATAACGGAAAACTTAAACAACCTTCCTTCATTGGTAAAATGTTTGAAGAATGAAACACAATACGCGGATTGAATAACACGATTGGGTCCTTATCATTACGCATCGCAAACACGCGATATGGATGTCCAACTTGCACAGCAGATAGTCCTAGACCATCATGTCGAGCCATTGTATTATATAGGCTCTCTGCAAATTCTTTTGGATCAAATGGCGGGTTAGCAAAGTCAAATTCTACCGATGGCTGTAATAGCATCGGAGAACTTTCTGGTATTAGTTTCATATCAATCATTTTACAATCCTCGAAAAATTATTTACTTTTTCAAATCGAATCACATTTCTAAACTTGTCTTGTAGTATATCACCTTTGTGACTAATAACAAAAAGATTTGTGTTCTCAAGCACGGCAAGAATCTTCATTAAGTCTTCTGTACCGTTTGCATCAAGTGACGAATCAAAAATCTCATCCAATATCAGAATGTTTGTATTGGTAGAGTTTTTTAACTTAGCAACCGCGCGCCATGTCAACATCAATGCCATATCAATACGCTGTTTCTCACCTTCTGAGAATGACGCATAACTAAAATCATCACGATGGCGAGACTTGATTGTTTCTTTAAACGATTCATCCAAATTGAAGTTTACAAAGAAGTCCAATGTAGTCAAATACTTGTTGACAAGTTTGTTGATAACCGGTAGATATTGTTTAACAATTTTTGTTTTGATACCAGTATCTTTCAACATCAACGCGGCAGTACTGTAGTAGTTCAACTCATCGATAAAGGTGTTTATATGAATCTTTATCTCACTTAACTGCTCTTTTATAGCACTTAATTCGTTCTCATCTTTTTCGGATACCGATGATGCGTTACGAATCTCTTCAATCTGTTTGTTCAACTTGGTAATCTGTTTGTTCATTTCAGTAATGGATGAGTTGTCAGATGCAACCTTTACTTGAAGATAATTAATTTTTTTCTGTGTTTCTGTAATCTTCTCTAGTTTAGTTTGTTCAACAGTTAGTTTTGTCAAGAGTTGTTCAAGCGCGGTATTACATTCATCGGCTTTGGTAGTGAGAACGCTAAGTTGCGCTTCTTTAAACTCCACGGCAATGGCTTGCCTACAGGTTGGGCAATCGTCATTGTGCCCGAAGAAATGTATATCCTTTCGAAATTTGGATACATTGCTTTCAATCTGCGATTCAAGTTTTGTAAGTTTCTTGACCTTACTCTCAATTTCAATTTTATTTTCCACAATGGCATTGAGGGTCTCAATTTCATTGGTGGTGGTAGATATTTCTTCATGAAGGGTTTGTATAGCACTCTGATTACTCTGTATCTCTTCAACATACTCTGCAATCCTATCTTCGTTATTGCGTTTTAATTCATCAACATATTCTTTCTTGAGATTGTACTTTTGTTCAAGCAAACCCATCTCATGTTTCTTCTCTGATATGTTTTCTTTAGCAATTTGCACTTTATCTTTTACAATACCATTCATGCGCGAAAAGATTTGAATGTCAAGCAAGTCTTCAATGATTGATCTACGATCTGAAGCAGACAATTGCATGAACGGCGTGAATGATGCACTACCAAGAATCACGATCTGCGTGAATGACTTGTAGTTAAGTTTAAGAATAAACTTCTCTAGATATTCTTGATAGTCTTTGATTGCGGCATCTTGCGATAGCAGATTACCATTGCAATAAATTTCAAAGATGTTTGGCTTAATTCCACGCACCACTTTGTATGACTTGCTACCAATATCAAACTCTACTTCAACCACAGTATCTTTACCATTAATTGAATTTACAAGTTGCAGTTTGTTGATATTACGAAACGGTTTACCAAACAAGCAAAAGCACAATGCATCAAGCATTGTTGACTTACCTGAACCATTGCTACCAACAATCAATGTAGTTGATTCGTTGTTTAAATTTAGTTCGGTGAAAAGATTGCCTGTGCTAAGTAAATTTTTCCAACGAAGTTTACGAAATAAAATCATTCAATGTTTTCCGATGATAACGCTTCAAGGTAAAGTTCACGCATGACTGTTTTTAGTTTCTGCGGTTCAACTTGAATTGTTTGCTGATCAATATAATTGGATAGAATTGTCAAAGTGTCTTGTGCTTGGTCAACTACATCTTCTTCATTGTTCACCATTTCATTTACATCTTCAACAATAGTAACATCAATAGGATTCATTTTGTAAATATTATCCATGAATGTATCAAACTGTTGAGGGTTTGTTTTTTGCACTACGACTATTTTTATATATTTGTTTTGTAGATGAGATAGGTCTTCTAAGTCTGGCGAATCATCATATGTTACTTTATAGAACATACGATGTGGGTTTGGCACAAACTTAAACTCTTTGGTGAATGTATCAAACACACCAAAGCCTTTTTGATCTTTATAGTCTGACCAAAACATTTCATATGGTGTGCCTAGATACACAACCTTGCCATCAGTCGATGCTGAACGCGAATGATAATGTCCGCTATAGACTTGATCATAGTTTTTCAAAAACTTATCTTCATAACCTTCATGACTAATCTGCCCTCGTTGCATGTAGTAACCAAGCAATTCAAAGTGTCCTACACAATAAGGCGATGCGCTGTTTGCAATAAAGTCACGAATCTCTTGTTCGTTCTCAGAACAAATCCAAGGTATCATATCAAACACCGCACCATCAATCTCTAGCGTGCCATGCTTAGACCAAAGGGTGATGTTATTGTAATCGCGCAGGAGTAACTCAGGAGAATTTACCTCCAGACTGTTGCGCCAGAAAATATCATGATTACCAATCAACGCATGAATTTGAATGTTTCGTTTTTTACACTCATCAAAAAAATATCTACGACTTTCTGCCAAAGACAGGAAGTTGATATACTTTCTACGATCAAACAAATCACCAAGTTGAATGATGGTATCAATACCATGTTCTTCTAGATACGGAAAGAACACTTCGCTATAAAACTTTTCATAGTATTCGTGAAAATGTCTTGCATCGTTTCTTATACCAAAATGTGTATCTCCGAGTAAAATTATTTTCATCTCTTAGTGGTACTCTTCCAATTAAAATTGTTTCTTCCGTTTTCACGTTCACGGATAACCTGATCAATTATATCACGAATGTTCTTCAAATGCAACATGGAAGCCTCACGCAAATCGTATGGAGACTTTTTATTTTTAACAGTTTTAATCCAGTGTTCAAGTTGAACCGGCATCGGCGTCTGCATTTTCTACCCCTTTCTTTTTCTTTCTAGCGTCCGTTTTCTTTCTCTTGGTATCTTCAAATGTTTCAATGAAGTCCCTAATGAAATATTCGCTATAGGATTCGTGCATCATACCTTGCATGTGTGATGCTACAATATCTTCACCATTGTTCTCAATCAATGCATTAACAATTTCATTCTCCATGCTCTTGTACTTGATGTACATGTGTTTCTTTTCTTTTTGGATTCTTCGCAAGAAAGCATAGTAAATAATTTGCGTGAAATACGCGAATGGATTTTTTGATTTTTCAGGATCAAAGTTGTCGATGTAGAGCAAACAGTTTTCTACACCATCGGAAATCATATCTTCTTTAAATGTATAATTTGCGAAATTTGGTTTTCGTGCTAAGTGCGTGGCAATTTTGAACAAACAAGAACCAATGTAATCTGGCACTCTTGGTCGTTCAGTTTTATCATTTATCGCTGACTTAACTAAGTTTTTGTAGGCAATCATCTCTTGGAGAAATTGCTCGTTGTTTACATAGTGATTTTTTCCCATAATAACCTCTCATTCTATTGACAAACTCTTGACAAGAGCGTACAATCAAGGTGTAGCCTTTCAATGCATAGTATTAGGTTTTATCCTTCTAAGAAATTCTTGCATCAACTCACTTGATTCTACTACCTCATCTTCTTGATGTTCTTCTTCAGGCTTTGTAGCCTGATCTAACACTTCATTATAATTCTTCATCATCATTTCATTTGGTTCTGCACACGCAACAATCGAATTCTTGTACACTCGTATAGGAGTAGCGTAGTCAAATGTTGGGTCCCACTTCATTACAGACATGTTAATTGTAGAAAAGTCGGGACGAACCATAATGAGAATCTTTAAAGGTCTATTCACATCAATATACGAATTAGTTTCCTTGGTGATGTTACCAATGATTGTTTCTCCGTTTGATAGTTTTAACACTTTGCAAATTGTTATGTTGGGTGAAACACCCTGTTCTTCTTGCATAGTTAGCCTTTTAGGTTGATTGAATAGATTCTATATTCAAACTTCTCTTCATTATATATTTTCATTCTTTCTACGAAATGTTCAAGGGTGAAGTTCTTTCTACTCTTATAAGTTAAATCGTCTGCTATATCAAATAGCGTAGCAGTCTCTTTGTTTTCTCCAAGTCTCAGTACACGCCCTATTGACTGTAGTGTGCGAATCTTGCTTTTGCTAGGGGATGCAAAGACAATGTTGTGTAAGTTTCTTATATTTATGCCTGTTGAGAATGTCCCGTATGACGCAATGATGATAGCGTCTGATTCTTTTTCTGTAATTTCTCGGACAAGTTCGCGTTCTTCTGCTTCTACATTACCATGAACATAGAATACTTTTCTATCTTTTGCCTTGTCTAAAACCATGCGGTGAAGTACATCACCGTGCTTATGCACAAACTGAAACAGTACTAGTGTATTATTTTTTAGGGAAATAGTCAAGTTTGTAATAAACTTGTTCCGTATTTCTGAGGTAACAAGGTAATCAATTTCATCTTGGTACTTTGCTTTCTTGTTTGCTTCACATGAAACTTCGTCATGCTTGAGTACCAGTGCCTTGATTTTAAAATCTGCAAGTTTCTTGCTATCGATAAGTTCTTTGGTTGTGGTTACATTCTTTACTCGACCAAACAAACCTTCAAGCACCAAACGGTGAGTTTGAGTTCCATCAAGCGTACCAGTTAAACCAAAGCGATAGCCACACTCAGTTAGATTCGTCATGATCTTTGTGAGAGACTGCGCTTTGAACAAATGCGCTTCGTCACCAATCACTAAATCATATTGTGAAAACCATTCTTTAGGCATCTTGTAGATGCTCTGCCAAGTTGATACTGTGATTGGCTTGTTTGTTTGTTTATCTGCGCCAGCAATAATCTTGTGCATATATGTGTCGCTGTCAAAACCATAATCTTTAAAGTCTTTGAACATTTGCGATACAAGAGAGATAGTAGGCACAATGATAAGCGTTTTGCCTCTGAGGTATCTTGTGATAAGATAGATGATGAGTGATTTACCCGATGCAGTAGGTGAAACTAGAAGCCCTCTTCTATTTCTTATTGCGTAGATAAATGCTTTCTTTTGATAGTCTCTTACTTCATGAGGAAGTTTAAGTTTAGCAATAAACTCATCTGCCTCATTTTCTGAAAACTCATCTGCAAGATCAATTGATGCATCATACTCTATATTGTATTCTCGTTCAAAGCAAAACTTTTCTATGTAAGGCAACAAGCCATAATAGATGTTATGGTTCTGCGTATTGAATAGGCGAATCTTTCCATCCCAGATTTTATTCTTGAATGCAGGCATAAATTTATATCCTGGGACATAGAAAGTAAAGTATTCGCTGAGTTCCATTGCTTCACCTCGTTCGCAATGTATCTTAGCATATACTTCATTTACCTTAGAGATAGTGATAGAATTATGCGACACCTTGAGTAAACTTTCTCCATTCGATAGCATTCTTTATCTGAAAGTTTCTCTGATTGAGATTTTTGATCACCTCTTCAAGGAAGTCTAGTTTTTCCTTTTGCATGACGATTCTCATATTCTTCTCAATGATTTCCTTGTCAGAATCAATGTACATATCAATTTCGTTTTTCAATAAGCGTTTTAGAAAAGGTTCCCAACCGAGTTGTTCTAGTTCCTCTTCAGACATACGCCCGTTATAATATTCGTATTTCTTTAGAAACAATTCTTTAGACTGAAACTCTAAGCCTTTGAGTTTGCGTCTTTCTTCAAAATAAATTTTGAGGTACTTACTATGTAGTTCTGGTATTTTAAGTGAAGCAATGGCTAACTCAGTAGAATCTACTGGCGAGTCTTTTTTCCATTCTTCCATCAATTGATCTAGCGTCATTACACTCCTCCATATGGATCCAATTACATAACATGATAACACAAACTGCTATAAATGTCAAATTGAATCTACGGTGTAATGACTGTACAGGAAAGAAATGGTTGAGGTAATAAACTCTTGCCCCTCGGCACTGGATAATGTAAGTCCACCAAGTGTAGTAGGAAAAATATCCTTAAAGGTAAACTTTACGCGAGGATTGTTTGCGTTTGATTTAATTAGCAATGATGCATCAGAGGTAACGCTGTTGCGTCTACCTAGCGTTTGTGTAAGATCGCCGATCTTGTTTTTTGATTCTGGATTACCTAGATTATACATCCAGTCATATATTTCGCGCCATGCTTTCATATCTTCATCCATGATATAATTGACTTGCAATTCACCATAGTTCAGAATATTACCTGGAATTGGTACAGAAACATATGGGGATGGTACTTGAGTACCAACAAGCGATACATCCGGTATTACAACCGACTGTATAAAGAATGTAACATTGGGTAGTCTATCAATAACAAACTCGTATTTGTTATTTGAAAGAAAACTTTTATTTGTTGGACCTGAAGAGTAAGTTGTCATATAATATCTCCTTCGTATATTTATAAGACAAAAAAAGAGGGACCCGAAGGTCCCTCTTAACGTCCGTTCTGAGACGGCTCAATTGATTACATTAGGTTAGCAATCGCGAATCTACGATAGTAGATGTTTTTCTTAGAGAAAGAAATTACACCGTCTGCATCTGAAGTTGCGAATGGGTTCGCTACCATGCCGTAACGGGTTTTAAATCCGATGCGTGGCTGGAATGAATCTTGACCAACTGCACGAACCATCTGTAGAGGAACATATGGGCAGTAGAACAAGCCAGCGTCAAATGCTGAAGTACCCTTGTAACCAATGGTTGCATAGTGTACGCCAGATGATGCGGCGAAGTATGGGTCAATATAGACCTTGATACGGCCGTTTAGAACGCCTGCGAATGTGTTGCCTGTGTCATCAACTTGTAGGTTGTTTGACAATGCTGGTGTGTAATCTAGAACGCCAGCCATTTGAAGTGCTGATGCAACATCTGAAGAACAGATCATCACATTGCCCTTGCCACGGCGAGTTGCTTTAGCAATTGCGTTAGACTCACGCTCCAATTGGAACATCAAGCCCTTGAATTTCTCAACTGACCAACGACCGTTTGCGTCAACATCAAGGTCGAAAGTACCAGCGGTCGCCACATTTTCTTGTGCGCCTACTGTTGCAGAGATGTTAACTTGACGAACTACTTCGCGGTTAATTTCTGCAAGAATTTCAGTTGAAAGAATGTTAGCAAGTTCTTGCTCTGCATCAAGACCATGAACTGCTTTCAAGTCTTGTGCAAGTTCCATTGTGTATTCTGCTTTTAGCGCACGGCTTTTAGCAACAACGGAAATCTTTTCGATGCTGAATGCCATCTCGTTGAAGTCCGCGTTTGAACCGCCACCACCAAGACCTTCAGCAATTGCTGTAGTCATACCAGTCTTAACTGTGTAGTTTGTAGCGTTTGCAAGGGCAGCGGTTGCGCCTGTTTGATCGCCTACATCGCCAGAGAAGCCAGTGTTTGCTTCGTTGAACAATGCTTCAGTACCGTTCATGCCTGAGTAGCGTGAACGCATAGCGAAGATAAGACCTGTTGGTCCTGTCATTGGCTGAACACCGCAAATATCGTAAGCGATAAGATTAGGTGCGGCACGGCGTACTAGGCTAATAAGTACTGGGTCGTAAATGTCGATGTTACCATCGCTTGCGGTTGAAGATGAGGCGCCCATTGCGTTTGTTGGAGCATCTTCCATAAGAAGGCTAGTAGGATTGCGATAGCCCGCTGAAGAATTTGAGCGAGAATCAATTTCCTGGTTCTCAAGAAGTTGTGCTACAACTGCGCGTCTGTGGGAATCCTTGATCGCTGGAAGTTCTGAGTGATCAAGAACGGGTGCCCATTTTTTAAGTAATGCGTCTGACATATTTTTCTCCTTTGAGTATTTGATAAACTCTAATGTTATTTATAATTTTTTATCTTTTCACTATCTTGGAAATGTTCTTGACATAGTGTTCCATGATAGGGCTTAGAGATTCTTCCAACTCGGAATCAGCAGAATCTAAGTCTTTCTTAGATTCAGAAACGGTTGTCTTTTCATCTTGTTTAGATTCAAAATACTTTTTCTTTGTGAGATTAAGTTTGTCTTTGTAATCTTCTTCAGAGATGAATTCAATGTTTTCTGCAAGTGACTTTAGTTTTGCAATTTGAACTTCGGAAAGACCTTCTGTTACTGCGTGAACGGCTTGTTCTTTCTTATATGTTTTCAATTCTGCAACTAAATCAGCATTTTCTGTGATTTTCTTATCCAAATCGGTTTCTGCGGTTTGCAGTTTCTTTACCATTTCGTCAACCAAATCTACTTTATCTTCTGGAATATCAATGTAGTTTTCAACGAATAGATTCTTTAAGCCTACCATAAAGTCTTCAGCAACTTCTGCTTTTAGATTCTTTTCAATACCAACTTTGTTTGTCTCAACCCACTCGGCAACGACATATTCCAAGTATTCGTCAACTTTGTCAACAATACCTGAAACAATTTCATCTACCTGTTCGTTAAGTTTGGTGTCGAATTGTTCTTGAAGATCAGTTTCAATTTCTGAAACACGGCTTGCTACGGCTGCTTCGAAGATTGCTTTGGCGTTTGTTTTGAATTCTTCAGAAAGTTCTTCTCCAGAGAAAATAGCATCAATGTCTTCTTTCATTTTTGCTTTTGCTTTCTCTTTTACTTCTTTCTTGTCTTCTTTATCATCCGCCTCAGAATCCTCTTCATCTCCCTTTTCGCCTTTTTTACCTTTTTTATCGATATAGGCTTTAAGAGCGGCAGGCATCTCACCTTCTTCTAAGTTTTTCTTTTCAAGGTCTTCAACCTTGTCTTTTACTTGTTCTGTCATGATGCTCTCTCCTTTTGAGTATTTGAGGTTTGCTAGTATCTATTTATAATATTTTTACAGTTTATTGATGAAGTTTTCGAAAATTTTGAGTTTGACTTTTTCTAAATCTTTCGAACTAGCCTTTTTAATTGCTGTTTTTGATTCTTCAATATTTTGTTCTGTCCAACGACCGTTTACAAATACCCATTCTTTGTTTTCCATAATGCCATGTACAAATGCGTTTGGTGCTGATGGGTCTGCTACAATATCTGCGGCAGTTGCGAGATAAAAATCGTCTTGCACTACATTGTAACCCTCTTTTGTTTGTGTAAGAGAACCAAGTCCTCTTGTAGATACACCAAGTGATGCACCTTCACCAATTAAATTCTTTACAATGTTGCCATATGGTGTGTCCATGATCTTTGCTTTACCAATAAAATTGTTGCCATCTTGGCGCAATTCTTTGATCATGTGTGAGACACGCTCTAAATTAATTGTAGGACCTTCTGGATGTCCCAGTTCACCATATGCACGATTCTTATTTACATACTCGTTTACATAGCGAGATGCTTCGCGTTTCAAAACTTCCATTGGATAAATTCTTTTATTACGATTAGGCTCTTCAGCCATCATGAAGATGCCTTCGATAAAAAGTTCTTTTTTACCGGACTCTGTAGCCTCAGTAATAAATTTAACTTCTTCGTTTAGTTCAGAAATTAGTCTCATGGAGATACTCCATCGTCTGTTGTTTCTCTGCTGGTGAAGCCTGCTGTCTTCTTACCTTCAACGATGATGGTATAACCAGCGCCCGCAACATGACCAAGTGTTGACAAGTAAATATCGCCGTTTGTGTTTGCGATATTATTTGTAATTGGTGCAGTTAAGTTAGTTGCAAGGTCCATTGTTCCTGAACCTGATAGATACGCAATTGTATTTGGTGCATCGCCAGACCACATAAGTTTAACTTTTGTGTTTGCGCCTGCAATGGACCATGTAATTTTGTTGATGTTTACTCGTTGATCAGTCAATGCACTATTTGATGCGGCAGTTAAACCTGATACATCAACTTTGAGAACATTGGTTTCACCAGTACCATCAGACTCATTGGTGAATTTGTATGCCCATGCTGTTGCATGGTCTTTTAATTTTTGAGATGTTACTGTGTCTGCCATTTTAATTACTCCTCGTCAAAAACTGAGAGAGCAAACTCAAGAATTTTTTCTGCGTCTTTTTCAAAATTTTCTAAAAAGACTTTTTGATTTTCTTCATTGAGTGAATCGTATAGAGCAATCAAAGCATCTTGATCTTTTTCTTCTTTCATTTTTGCTTTGATGGTAGCATATGCTTTTGAAGCGGCTTCAGGTTTGTCTCTTACCATTGCGCTTGCTACTGCGTATGGTCCGCCTTTTGATTTGTCGCCAACGCCTTTCTTCTCAAACTCTTTACCAATGGTGTGTGCCATCTTGGTTTGTTGTTTGCTAAAGTCGGCTTCGCCAAATGCTTGTTTGTTATCTAAGCGATCCGCAGGTCGCGCACCGCTGCCAGATTTAACGCCGGCTGGACCAACTTCTTCGGGACCAACATCTTCAAGGTCGCCAGGGTCTTTCATCTGTGCCATGTAAGTAGTCTTGGCGAGTTTACTTTTAAGACCAACTGTCTTAACCTCGTCTAGACTGAAAAGAAAACTTTTAAAGGTCTTCATCTACATTTTCCTCTTCTGGAACTAAGTCAGAATTGCTCTCTAGCGATTCTTCATTATTGTTGAAAATTTTATTTGCCACTTGCATTTTTTGCACAAACATAGCGTCATCAACTTTCTGTTGAATTGCGCTATAGATTGCATCTTTAAAATCAGTTGGCTTAGCCTCTAACGCAGACTGAACTGCGGCTTGAATATATTCACTCATAGTGGTCTCCTTGTGTTATTATTTATAAAAAACGGCATTTTAGTCATCTGGACAACATATATTCTGTGTTACTCATACGCACAAACTTCATTGTATAATTGTTATCAAGTCCGGAAAAAGTTAGAATTTGATTCTGAATTGATATTCCGGTTACATTATCAGTAAAATCAAATTCTCCTAATGCACCAAATATATTTGGAGATTTTACTTGTACCGATGAAACTCTGTTAGGACCAAACCTAATGACATTAGTATTGCTTGCCATTTCGAAGATTAAATTGCCGCTACCTAACATATCAAATGTCATATTGAATCCTTGGCTAACTGTATTTGCCAATGGTAAAGTAAATAATGCTTCTACCTGATTGTTGCACACATAATGTCGATTTACTGTAGCAATTTCAATTTGATCATTAAATGTATTACTACCTAATGTTAAAAATGTTTCTGTTTGAAATTGCAGTATTGGTCTATTTCTATAAAGTCGAATTGCTTTTATTATAGTACCATTATTTTCTACTTCAATAACATCGCCATATTCAGCCACGGTTAAAGGCACGAATGGTACTGTATTTGCCTGATCATACGCGGCATTAGCAACATCATGAATGATAGGAATTAAATCGCCACTAAGTGTAGTTGCTCCAAGTTGAATCGTGTTACCGCTTAAGTATAAGTCTCTGAATCTTGCATTTGGCGCCCCAAGATCATATACAATATTTGCGCTTGGTATGATGTTTTGAACTGTAGTGTTTCCATTTACAATTAATGTTCCAAAAGTTACATTATCTGTAGTAAGTAGAGTTTGATCTGTTATACTATTTGCATAATTGTATGCGGCATTAGCATGTGCCCATCCACTATTTGCAACATCTAAAGCATTATTGGCTTTTGCAAATGCAGAATTTGCTTGGGTAAATGCTGAATTAGAGTTAACATGTGCCGCATTTGCGGTATTATAAGAAACATTCGCAACATACCAAGCATTATTACCTACATCATATGCATTATTGGCTTTTGCAAATGCAGAATTCGAATTATCATAACTCGCTTCAGCAGTATCATATGCATTGTTACCAGTAGACCAAGCACTATTGGCCGCGGTGTAAATAATAATAGTTGTATTTGCTAATGTATACGCGGCATTAGCGGTCTGCCATGCAGAATTACCTACATCATACGCATTGTTAGCCTTGTCGAATGCAGAGTTTGCTTGAATGTATGCCGCGTTGGCAGTATTGAATGCAGTATTGGCTTTTGTAAATGCAGAATTCGAATTATAATACGCCGCATTAGCAGTATCGTATGAAGTGTTTGCTTTTGTATATCCTGCATTTGCAGTAGCCCATGCCGCATTTGCTACATCGTAAGCGTTATTTGCTTTATCAAATGCACCATTCGCAGTAGACCTAGCCAACGGATCAATTTGTGTATCGCTTACAATTGTGTTTGCGTAATTGTATGCGGCTTGCGCTAAAGATTGTGCAGAATTTGCACTAGACCATGCACTATTTGCGGTGGTCCAAATTAAATTGCTGGTAGTATTAACTGCGTATCCAGTCAACGATGGAACGACAATATTGTTTGCAGTATTCCATGCGCTATTGGCTACATCATACGCATTGTTTGCTTTATTATAACTTGCGTTTGCAGTTGACGATGCCGTGTTAGAAGTAGACCAAATTAAATTTGTAGTTGTGTTGACTGCATAACCAGTTAAACTTGGAACAACAATTGTATTGGCATAGTTATATGCCGCCTGCGCTAATGTTGTAGCAGTATTGGCTTGATTGAATGCAGAGTTTGCAGTTGTTCTTGCGGTGTTATCTGTAGAAGATAAACCAGATAATCCAAGATATGCTATTGGTCTATTTTCCCAAATACTTAATGTGGTATTGTAAACAAGTATGTCTGCATTTGCCAGTGCAACATTGTGATTAATGTTTACATCATGAATTTCATGAAGTTCATATCCGTTTTGTGGGCGAACATAAATTTGTCCTTGCCCTTGATTTGCTCTTTCAACGACACCAATGTAAACTAAGTGATTTGGTGCGTAAGGTTTTGTTGATGTTAAGTTACCAGCGGTGTTTGCAAGATAAAGTGTATCACCTTCATTATATTCTTGTGTATTAACACCTGTAATAACACCTTGTGTAATGACTAATCCGGTACCACCTGGAGTAATACTTGCATTGTAGACAAGCCCGAGTGTTTTTGCTGAAGTTGCATCACCAGTATTGTATGCAAGTTTTACTGATGCTCTATTACCCGTTGCTTGATATAAGTAAACCGCTTGACCTTTTGTAATGGTAAACGATTCTGCATTTTTAATTTCTGCGAATACTTGTTTTACATCTGTAGGATTAAATGATCCCGCAGTTGGTGTTACAAATTCAAACTTTTGAGTAGTTGAATTATAACTTAGAACATAACCGTTTTGAATACTATCGCGATCTACATCATCAAGGTATCGTAAATTTACTTCACCAGAGCCAGTTGCTTTCCATGCATCACTTGCTAGTGATTTTGAAATGAGTGCATTTAACTTTGTTCTATATTCTGCAAAGTTATCGTTGAGAGTCTTTGTGTATTTTGTGAACTGTTGTTCAAGAGGCTTTATGTCTCCGTCTTTACCATCTTTACCAGGTAGTCCTTGAACACCTTGTGGTCCGGATTCGCCTTGAGGACCTCGTTCTCCCTGAATGCCTTGTGATCCAACTCTTCCTGGCTCACCTTTAGGTCCTCGTTGACCTTGAATTCCTTGTGGACCTGCTGGTCCAGCGGGACCCATTGCGCCTTGCGATCCATCTCGTCCGTCCACTCCGTTCTTACCAGGATCACCTTTGTCTCCTTTATCGCCTTTGTCGCCCTTTGGTCCTTGCTCTCCTTGTGGACCGCGTTCGCCCTGCGCGCCTTGTGGTCCAATTGGACCAACCGGACCTTGTTCACCTCGTTCGCCTTGTGGACCAACTTCACCTACATCGCCTTTTGGTCCTTGTGCGCCAGTATCTCCGACTGGTCC